TTCATAAGGATGCTTAACATCGTGGTAATGTGCCACGCAACTAAACCATTTTGTCTTGAATAGGGATCACGAAACTCCAGCCACATATTGTAGTGTCGAGGCTTTGCGTTGAAGAGCGCAGTCGCTAGGGCGCGTTGATTACCGCGCTCGACCGATGGCCGCAGGAAATCAATGATCTCATCAGTGATTTCGTACTTCACCGCATTTGCAATCTTCCTAGGTTGGTCGTGCGTGAGTTTTTTTATGGCTATTTTGTAAGCCTTACTGATCTCAAAACCTTCTAAACCGTGCAATCGCACATAAGGTTTCTGCCAAGCGGCGGCGACTTCTCTTTGAAGATCACCTAGCTCCATCTTGTTTTCCATAACACTTCCTTGCTTTGGGGTTTAATAAGTCCCGCCTTCGGGCACGCGGACGGGAACGCGCAGGATGGGTGATGAATCCCATGCCCTAGTCATCAACCGCTCCAATCTACATTGGCGGTGTTCAGTCCCGGCGCAGGGGTTGCCTGTGCCTGTTGTGGTGCCTGTGGCTGCGCAGTTGCAGGAGCAGGAGCCGAGCCAGACTTGAACGATGCGATCCTGTTCTTGTCTGGGTAGGTGCCACCATTTCCGTTTGCGCCGCCTTTCTCAATCTCTAGGCTGACCGCAACCTGCTTGCCCATGGCCACGTTGAGATTGTCTGGCGTCAACTTTTTTTCGCCAGTTTGGGGGTCAACAGCAATCTCTTGCCCAGTTGACCGTACAAACGTCATCAATCTTTGCAGACCAACCACGCTGCTGTTGGGAGTTTTCGGCATGACAAACCGCTCCCAAACCTTCCTGCCCGCATGACTCGGCCCCACGATATCGAACTCCATCTCAATCATGTTCGCGCCTGAGTTGGCAGTGGTATCGCTCCATAGCTTGGCAGCGATTGTGTATTCGCCAGCAGGTATGGGTTCAGAACCGCCACCCCCTGACTCACTGACGTTGGTAACGTCAATTCCCTGATTCATCCAGCCCATATAATCCTCCTATGCGGCTTCGTTGTTAGTGGAAGGCAAACCTAGAGCAGTGCCATAAGCACTTTCAAAAGCTTGCCACGAGAACTCGACCTTCGATGGAAGATCTAAGCGAGACTTCGCGTCATACGCTGCAGCAAACTTGGTAAATAAACCTCGGTTGCCATAGCTCACGCCACGATTCTTTGAGCCATCCTTGATCAGGGTAGTCTCATAGTTTGCGAACAAGTTGAAGTCAACCCAATCCTTGATCAGGGCATTGACCTTCTTGTTGCACCGCATCTCCCATCGATCATAAGGCTCCAGTTCAGGATCTTTGTACGACTTCGATGCAACGTGACTCAGTAGAATCACATTCATGCCACGGTTGCGAAAACAAAAGTTCAATCCGTTCAACAGATTCAACCACGCATTCTCTTCAGCAACGTAGAACGCACCGTATCCTGCTTTGGGGTCTGCAGCTGATGACCAGCCGTTCTTCTCGCACACATGCGCTTCACCCAGCTTGGCTGCAGCATCTGTCGTATCCAAGACAACTGTCTTGTACGAGTGCTGTTCTTCAGCAAGAGACTTCAGCTGTTCCAAAATCTCAGACCAGGTGTCTGCTTGAGGAAAGCGTGCCGCGTCTATAAAAGACAAGCCGTCTTCTGCCTGTATGAAGATAGGGTTCGGTGCGTGTGCGCCAAACGTGGACTTACCAATACCATCTGTGCCTTGGATGTTCATCCGCACAGGGGGCATGGCCACATTGGGATCGATCTCCCGCTGTGTTGTGACTTGGTT